CAAGTATGGTGAAGAGCACGCTGAAATCTTCGAGACCGAGACATCTGATCGCTCGTTCGAAGAAGAAACTAAGCTGTCTGGCTTTTCTGCAGCACCCGTCAAAAACGAAGGCTCCGCCATCTCGTATGACAATGCTCAGGAAGCATGGACTGCTCGCTACACCCACGAGACCATCGCTATGGGCTTCGCCATCACGGAGGAAGCCATCGAAGATAACCTGTACGACTCTCTGTCGTCTCGTTATACCAAGGCGTTGGCCCGTGCTATGGCGTACAGCAAGCAGGTAAAGGCAGCGGCGATCCTCAACAACGCGTTTGACGCAGGCACCACCTACGGTGACGGCCAGACGCTTTGTTCCACTGCCCACCCGTTGGTTTCGGGTGGCACTAACTCCAACCGTCCTTCGGTTGCTGCTGACCTCAACGAGACTTCGCTTGAGGCTGCAGTTATCCAGATCGCGGCTTGGACTGACGAACGCGGGATGCTCATTGCATCCCAGCCACGCAAGCTGGTTATCCCGCCTGCGCTGCAGTTCGTTGCTACTCGTCTACTGGAGACTGAAGGCCGTGTCGGTACCGCCGATAACGACCTGAACGCTATCCGGAACAACGGGGCGATCCCTGAAGGCTACACGATCAACCACTATCTGACGGACACCAACGCTTGGTTCCTGATGACGGATGTTCCAAACGGCCTGAAGCACTTCGTCCGTGCACCGATGTCGACGTCCATGGATGCTGACTTCGACACAGGTAACTCGCGCTACAAGGCACGTGAACGTTATTCGTTCGGTGTCTCGGACCCGCTGGGTATCTTCGGTTCGCCCGGCGCTTAATCGCACCGGCACCGTTAGGGAGGGGCTGCTTCGGTGGCCCCTTTCTTTTTGTTTTGTTATCGTGTATTCTACCTACATTCCTGACAGCCGCATAGTGTGGCTGACTTGACCCACGACAGGAGATACACATGGGTACTACAACGTTTAGCGGACCGGTAGTTTCGACTAACGGCTTTGTTGGCTCCATCACAGGCGATGTTGTTGGCGCGATCAAACTCCCCACATACACCGTTGCGAACGCCCCATCGGCGGCTACAGCAGGCGCGGGCACTATCATCTATGTGTCCAATGGCGCAGCGGGTTCCCCGATTCTCGCGTTCTCTAATGGCACTGACTGGAAGCGGTCGGATACCGGCGCTACCATCGCAGCAGCGTGAGGTGAGCTATGACAATTAAATGGACACTCCCGACACCGGAAGAACTCGCAGCGCGCGGGCTCGACGCGGATGGAAACCCGATCAAAGCTCCAAAAGTGGCCCCCAAAAAGAAGGAGGGCTAACGTATGTCTAGCTCCGATCTCCGGACAAAACGCGTCACCGCAGCGGGGTCGCTAGCTGTAGGCCCAGCTCGCATCCGGCAGGTTCAGGTTTTTACCACTGCAGGCGGTGCCGGTCGGCTGACTGTAACTGATGGTGCCGGGGGCCCACTGGTTCTCGACATCGACTTTATTCCGTCTGACTCGCACTCGATCAACATTCCAGACTACGGGATTCGTTGCTCTTCCGATGTCTTTGTCACGGCGCTTACAAACATTAGCGCCATGACCGTGTTCTACAGCTAAGGTGCAGTATGGCGAAGTCTCCAGCATGGCAGCGTAAGGAAGGCAAGAACCCAAAAGGTGGGCTCAATGCCAAAGGCCGCGCGTCTGCAAAAAAGCAGGGGATGAACCTCAAGCCTCCGGCCCCCAAGGCCAAGGCTGGCACAAAGGACGGCAACCGCCGTAAGAGCTTCTGTGCCCGGATGTCTGGCATGAAGAAAAAGCTGACAAGTGAGAAGACAAAGAACGACCCGGATTCTCGGATCAATAAAAGCCTTCGGGCGTGGAACTGCTAATGCCACCGAAGTCGGGGCACCTCAAAGCGTAGGAGATAAACTCAGGATGAAGAAATACCAGAACGGCGGCATGGCATCGTCTGACCGCCCGAAAATGCGCCCAAAGGCGCGTCCAGATGACCTTATGGAAGGTAGGAGCTCGGCTGCACCGGCTCGGTCGATCCGTCCCCGCAAGCGCCCCCAAGAAATTGAAGACATGATGTCCTCCGACACGGCTGTAGGCCGCGGCAACCGCGCGTCGATGCGGGAAGCCATGGAGATGCCTGAAGGCATGATGGCTGGCGGTAAAGTCGGCATGCACAAAATGCCTGACGGCACCATGATGAAGGATTCCGCACATAAAATGAAGGCTGGCGGTAAAGTACGGGGTGCGGGTATGGCGTCTAAGGGCGTCCGCGCCTGCAAGATGATGTAATGCGCAAGCGCTACAAGAAAGGTGGGGCGGTCAAAGACGACTGCTATAGCAAGGTAAAATCTCGCTATAAGGTCTTTCCGTCCGCCTATGCTTCTGGGGCTATTGCCAAGTGCCGCAAGGTCGGGGCAAAGAACTGGGGCAACAAAGGGTCGAAGTGATGGCGGTTCGCAAGACGGAGAAAGGTGCGGCACTGAAGCGCTGGTTCAAAGAGGACTGGAAAGACGTGCGCACTGGTAAGGCTTGCGGACGCCAAGAGGGCGAAAGTCGGGGTACTCCGTATTGCAGACCAAGCAAGCGGGTGTCTGGCAAGACCCCTAAGACTAGCGGTGAAATGAGCTCTTCAGAGAAGAGCAAGAAGGTCGCTGAGAAGAAACGACTAGGGCAACCAGCGGGTAAACCTCGTAGGGTGTCAGCAGCAAAACGGGGTAGCAAGTGACCACATCCGGTACCACAGCGTTTAACATGGACTTCACGGAGATCGCCGAGGAAGCATGGGAACGTGCGGGCCGCGAGATGCGGTCTGGCTATGACCTTCGCACTGCGCGGCGGTCTATGAACTTGATGACGATCGAGTGGCAGAACCGCGGCATCAACATGTGGACCATCGACGAGGGGGTTCTAAGCCTTTCGCAAGGTGTAGCACAGTACGCCCTACCTGCGGACACCATCGACTTACTTGAGCAGGTTATTCGCACAGGGGCAGGCAGCACGCAGCAAGACCTTAATATCTCGCGTATTAGCGTTAGCACCTACTCCACGATTCCTAACAAGACCAACACCGGTAGGCCGATTCAGGTGTGGATTGAGCGTCTCCGTGACGCCCCACGGATCAATGTCTGGCCGGTGCCGGACTCTAACAACTATACGTTTGTTTACTGGCGCATGCGCCGCGTCCAAGACGCGGGCTCCGGGGTTCAAACTGCGGATATGAACTTCCGCTTTCTCCCCTGTCTGGTAGCGGGGCTGGCGTACTACATCGCGATGAAGGTGCCCGAGCTCATCGACCGTATCCCGCTCCTTAAGGCCGAATACGAGGATCAATTCCGGCTTGCTGCCGAAGAAGACCGTGAGAAGGCTCCAATACGGTTCGTGCCCAGCGTGAGGATGGTCCGGTGAGTAATCGGTTTGCCTCAAGCCAAAAAGCGATCGGCATATGCGATATATGCGGGTTTCAATACCCGCTACGTAAGCTACGCACTACCTTCGTTAAGGGTCGCAAGACAAACTTATTATCTTGCTCAACATGCTGGGACCCGGATCACCCCCAGCTTAAGTTAGGCGAGTTTCCGGTGGAAGACCCACAGGCCCTCCGTAACCCACGCCCCGATAGCTCTGAATACGCCCAAAGCCGTGCACAGATCATCCCAGTACGGCAGATAGTTGGCACTGGATTTATCGGGCAAGTCACAGTAATAACTTCATAGGAGATACACTCATGCCTAGCTGCGGAACCAAGAAGATGATGTCTGGTGGTAAAGTCAAAAGCCAGACGAAGAAGATGAAGAAGCCCGCCAAGAAATCTGGCGGCACGAAGGTCCGTGGCACCGGTGCAGCCACTAAAGGTATCATGGCCCGCGGGCCAATGGGGTAAGGTATGGATTACGCCGAGCTGAAAGCAAACATCGAAGATATCTGTGAAACGTCGTTCACCGACGACCAGCTTGCCATGTTTGTTAAACAGGCGGAGCAGAAAATATACAATACGGTCCAGATTCCGGAACTCCGCAAGAACGTAACGGGTACGGTAACCTCTGGGAACAAGTACCTTTCTATGCCCGAAGATTTCCTGTACTCTTTCAGTATGGCGGTTGTAGAGGAGTCCGGTAATTATTCGTACTTGCTTAACAAGGACGTAAATTTTATCCGGGAAGCCTACCCTGCGCCGGGGGGTATTGGCGTACCCAAACACTACGCGTTTTTTGACGGTAACGCATTTATTTTGGGCCCTACACCCAATGCGGACTACACCGTAGAACTGCATTACGGATACTACCCGGAGTCCATCGTTACCGCAGGTACGACGTGGCTAGGGAACGAGTTTGATTCAGCGCTACTAAACGGTGCGCTGGTTGAAGCTATCCGCTTCTTGAAAGGCGAGCAGGACGTCGTCAACATGTACAATCAACTGTATGTGCTTGCGATCGGGCTGCTCAAGAATCTCGGGGATGGCAAAATGCGTCAGGACACATACCGTTCTGGCCAAGTACGCACTGCCGTGAGCTAAGGAGATAAGACATGGCTATCACACAAGCGATGTGCACAAGTTTCAAGACTGAGCTTCTTGGCGGCGTGCACGACCTCGACACTGACACGATTAAAATTGCGCTGTTTACTAGCTCGGCGACCCTCGGGGCGACGACTACAGCGTATGCTACAACAAATGAGGTTGCCGGTACCGGGTACACCGCTGGGGGCAACACCCTAACTGGGGCAACGATTAGCTCCAGCGGTACAACCGCGATTGTGGACTTTGACAATACTACGTGGGCGTCTTCGACGATCACTGCGCGCGGTGCGATGCTATACAACGCATCTAAGGCCAATCGAGCTATTGCGATCCTTGATTTTGGGGCTGACAAGACCTCTACTGACGGCGACTTCACCATCCAGTTCCCGGTAGCGGACGCATCGAACGCTATCCTCCGCATCGCGTAAGGACATAAAAATGGTCACTCTCGTAAACAGAGCCAAAGTTGCTACCGCCACGACTGGCACTGGTACAATCACGCTTGGCTCTGCTGAGAGTGGCTACCAGACCTTTGCTGATGCTGGCGTGGTTGACGCTGATGTGGTTCGCTACGTCATTGAAGATGGCACCAACTGGGAGATCGGAACAGGCACCTACAC